ACAATGGAGTAAAGAGATGAGTGTTCCAAATTTAGCAACAATTTCAGCTACATTTGTACAAAAATTTGAAGCATGACAATAGATACTGCACCTGTTTTTAGTGACATACAAAAGGTAAATCCATCTTCAATTATTGAGTTATTTAAACTTGAATTAAAAGAGGGCTTAAATTATGCAACTGGTAATCCTTCTAGTGTAAGTACAGTATATAGATTTCATTCTGGTAGTAATCTTGATGCTTATGGTGAAATTGTTTGGAATAGTGAAACTTATCTTAGGTTTCCGGTAGAGGCTACTGGATTTGCTTTTCAAAGAGGTCAATTGCCAAGACCAACAATAACTATAAGTAATATGGGAACTCCTAGTATGTCTGCTGTTTTGTTGGCTGCAAATAGTTTCACGGCTGGAAATGATTTAACAGGTGCAAAGGTTACAAGAATAAGAACTATGGCAAGGTTTTTGGATGCTGCAAATTTTTCTGGTGCGACAAACCCATTTGGAACTCCAGATCCAGATGCAGAGTTTCCTAGAGAAGTTTATTACATAGATCGTAAATCAGCAGAAAATAGGGAAGTTGTTCAATTTGAATTAGCAGCAATCTTTGACATGGCTGGCATTCGTGCGCCAAAACGCCAATGCACAAGAGATTTATTTCCATCTATAGGTACATTTATAGGATGAATTGGAAAGATAGTGCATTGGTTCATGCGAAAGACCAAGATCCTAAAGAAGCTGTTGGCTTAGTGTTAAACATTAAAGGGAAAGAAAGATATTTTCCTTGCCGTAATTTATCTATGACTGCTAACCAATGTTTTATTCTCGATCCAGAAGATTATGTAAAAGCAGATGTGCTTGGAGATATTATTGGAGTTTTTCATAGTCATCCTGTAACTTCTCCAGAACCTACACAAGCAGATAAAGTTAGTTGCGAGCAGAGTAATTTACCTTGGTATATAGTTAATCCTAAGTCAGAGACATGGGGATATTATGAGCCACAAGGTTACAAAGCACCACTAATAGGAAGAGAATGGGTTTGGGGCATTACAGATTGTTGGGCGTTAGTTCGTGATTATTATCAACAGAAAAAAAATATTAGTTTATTAGATTATGAACGAAATATGTCTCCAGAAGAATTTCTTGTAAATCCTTTGTTTGAAAAATATGCAATACAAACTGGATTTAGAGAACTTGATAAAGATGAAAATTTAGAAAAAGGTGATGTATTATTGATGTCAATATTGCATCCAACTTTAAATCATGTAGCTATTTTTTTAGGAGATATGGTTTTACATCATTTAGCCGATAGACTATCTTGTAGAGAGCCATATTCTGAGTGGTTACAAAAATGTACTGGTAAGAGGTATCGTTATGCTCAGAAAAATTAAATTACATGGAGAACTTGCTGAGTTTTTAGGACAAGATGAATTTGAGGCTGTTGTAAAAACAACAGCAGAAGCGGTTAAATTTTTAATAACAAATTTTCCGAAATTAGAAGCATATATGAGTAATAGATATTACCAAGTATTGGTTGGAAATAATGAATTAGATAAAGATCAAATACATGATCCTGTAGGAAAATCAGAAATACATTTTGTACCTGTTATAAGTGGTGCTGGTGGTAGCAGCTTTAATAGGATTTTATTAGGTGGTGCTTTAATCGGTGCATCATTCTTATTTCCCGGTGCTGGTATGTTTGGAACAATAGGTGCTGGAGGTAAAATTGCATATGGTACAACTCTTGGAACAACTGGATTAGCTGCTGGTAGTGCGATTATGACAGGAATAGGTACTGCTTTAAGTGCTATTGGTGCTGGGATGGTTTTAAATGGAGTTTCTGAGATATTGTTTCCACTACCTACACCAGAAGAACAAGAAGATGACCCACGAATATCTTTCAACTTCTCTGGGGTGCAAAATACGAGCCGCGCCGGGACGGCACATCCCATTGTATATGGAGAAATCGTGTGCGGATCTGTGGTGATTTCTGCTTCTGTTGATACGAATCAGGTGGTTGCATGACAAAGAAAATCATTAAAGGTGCTGGTGGCCCTCCTACTCCTCCTACTCCGTATCGTGCGCCTGATACTCTTAATAGTAAACAGTTTGCAACAATACAAGATTTGTTATCAGAAGGTGAGATAGAGGGATTTGCAACACCATCTAAAAATGGTATAGCCAAGAGTTCTGCTGATTATTTAAAAGCAGCACAAAAAGATATATTTTTAAATAACACACCAATACTTAATGCTAATGCTAGTAACAGTAGTCCGGCAGATGCAGATTTTAATTTTCAAAATGTTGTATTAGATGCACGTTTTGGTACAAACAACCAACTTGTTATTCCGGGTATTGAATCAAGTGACCCTATAAACTCAAGTCCTATAGCTGGTTTTCCTAGACCTTGTACTGTTGCTAATAGTGGTGTAACACAAGCTATCTCTCTTAACAAAGATGCAGTAAGAGTAACAATATCTTTTCCTCAATTACAAAAAGCAGAAGATAATGGAGATTTATTAGGTTCTAGCGTTGAGTTGCAAATACAATTACAAACTAATAATGGAACTTTTCAGACAAAAATTACAGATACTATTACTGGAAGATCTGCTGATCTTTACTCAAAAGAATATCGTGTAAACTTACCAGCAACATATTCACAAGCTGCAATTAAAGTTGTTCGAGTAACAGCAGATAGTACAGATAATTCACTTAAAGACGAATTTAGTGTTTCTGTTATGCAAGAGATAGTAGATGATCCACAAACATATCCTGATTCTGCATATGCACAACTTAGGATAGACTCTGAGCAATTTAGTGCAATTCCAAGACGAGCATATCGAATAAGAGGTATAAAAGTACGAATACCAGCAGCTAATGGAGGTTTAACTCCAACTGTTGATTTACAGACAGGCCGTATAAATTACCCACTAAACTACGTTTTTAACGGACAAATGGCTGCTGCCACTTGGTGTAGTTGCCCTGCAATGATTCTTCTGGATCTTCTCACAACTAAACGCTATGGATTTGGAACTCATATAGCTCCTAATCAAGCTAATGATTCTGAATTGTATGAAAATTTAGATTTATATAGTTTTGTTGCTGCAAGTAGATATGCCAACGAGCTAGTTAATGATGGATTTGGAGGACAGGAAGCAAGATTTAGCTGCAACGTAAACATACAATCATCTAAAGAAGCTTTTAATTTAATTCAAGATTTAGCCTCAATAATGAGATGTATTCCAGTATGGTCACAAGGTTCTATTTCAATTGTTCAAGATGCACCAACAGACCCTAGTTATTTATTTAGTTTAGCTAATGTAACTCCAGCAGGGTTTAGCTATACAGGTTCAAGTCTTAAACAAAGACATTCTGTTGTAAGTGTTAGTTATTTTAATATGGATTCAAGAGAGATGGATTTTGAGGTATATGGCGATGGTAACAGTACAGCAGAAGTTAACAGAAGAGCAAAGTTAGGAATAGTTTACAAACAAGTAAAAAGTTTTGGTTGTACTTCTAGAGGTCAAGCGCAGCGTTTGGCTCGTGCAATAGTCTTCTCGGAGGAACAGGAAAGTGAGGTTATTAATTTTTCTACATCAATGGATGCTGGTGCAATAGTAAGGCCAGGTAGTGTAATTGCTGTAAATGATCCAGTTAGGCAAGGAGATAGAAGATCTGGTCGTATTGCTGCTGCCACCACAACACAAATTACAGTTGATGATACTGCTAATCTTGATAGTTTTGGAGGTAGTAATAAAGAGTGTAGTGTAATAATGCCAGATGGAACTTTGGAAAAAAAAGCTTGTACTGTTGTTGGGGATAAAATAGATCTTACAAGCCCACTTAGTACGACACCTAATGTAAATTCTATTTGGTTATTAGAAAGTGATGGAACTGGTGAAGAGCCACAAACTTTTAGGGTCGTAAGCGTAGAAGAGCAAGATGGAGTTAATTATTCTATAAGTGCATTAGCTTATAGGTCTGACAAATATACAAATATAGAATCAACAGATTTCCCTACCTTACCAGCAAGAAACATATCAAGACTCAATGAGCTTAAACCAGCCCCAACTATTAAATTACCAATTCTAGAAGAAATAGTTGTTGTAAATAATATTGCTATTAATAGATTACTTATATCTTGGCAGCCTGTAGCTGGAGTTACGCAATATCAAGTTCAATATAGATTTCAAAATACTAACTGGGTTACTGAGATTGTATTTAGACCTGATATAGAAATCATGAATACGCAAGCTGGAACTTATGATATAAAAATATTTTCATTCAATGCTGCTGGTCAACTATCGTCTACTCCGTCATCAACACAGTTTAATGCAGAAGGAAAAACAGCAGTACCAAATGATGTTCAAAATCTTACGTTAGAACCTGTTAACGATAAGTTAGTAAGATTAAGGTGGGATAAGTCTGTTGATCCAGATGTTTTGCATGGAGGTCGAGTCTATATTCGACACTCAAATAAGACTGATGGAACTGGAACTTTTGCTAACTCTGTAGATCTTGTACAAGCTGCTGCTGGTAATACTACAGAAGCAGTTGTACCAGCACTTGAAGGAGAATACATTTTAAAATTTAGAGATGATGGAGAAAGATTTAGTACAGGAGAAACAAGTGTAATATTAGATTTACCTGACTTAGTAGATACACAGGTAATTCTTACAGAAAGAGATGATGATAACAATTACCCTGGTACTAAGACTCGCACAAGCACTACCAGTAACGTCTTAAGTCTTACTAACCCAGCAGCTACTAATGGACTGACAGGTACATATGACTTCCAAAGTACAATAGATTTGGGTGGTGTGTTTTCTCTTAATTTAAAAAGAATTTTACAGACTATTGGAATTGAAATTGGTAATACTATTGAATCACAAATTCCAGATTTACCTCCAAGTCTAGGTGGCCCTGCTGGTGGTGGGTGGGATAACTATGCAACTAATGGTAATTTTGATGGTACTGCGATTGAAGATGTTAATGCTCAAATGGTTGTAAGAACAACGCAAACAGATCCATCTGGCTCACCAACATATACAGCTTTTAATACTTTTGCAAATGGAACATTTAAAGGTAGAGGATTTCAATTCAGATTAAATTTAACTTCTGAAAATACTGGACATAATATAAATGTTATTCAAGCTGGTTTTGTTGCGTCATTTGAGTCTAGAACTGAAAGGAGTTATCAAACAGGGAGCGGAACATCTACCGCACCACAACAATCTGGTACTTCTTCATCTGGATTAGACGTAACTTTTGGAAAACCATTTTTTACAGGAACTTCTAGTTTAGGAGGAGTAAATGCTTTCTTACCTTCAGTTGGTATTACAATACAAAACGCATCTGCTGGAGAATATTTTGTATTGTCAGGAGTAACTGGCACAGGCTTCAACATAAAAATATTAGATGCTAACAATAGTAATGCTCCAGTAAATAAACAATTTACATTCCAAGCTGTCGGTTACGGTAAAGGGGTGTAATATGGAGGAAAGTATTTTTTAAATGGCACAAGTAGCTAACAAAGATATTGCAAATAGTTCTGGTGCTGGTGTAAGAGCAGACCTTAACCTTGCGTTAGCTGCTGAAGCGTCAAATAATTTTGGAGATAAAGCACAGGCTGGTCAGGTTTTACCATGTGAATTTGTTGCAGATAATTCTACCTCGCCTAAAAAATTATTAATTAGGTCAACTACAGGAGATGATGGTACTTCTGGTACAACTCCTACTTATTTTGATGTCGGTAATTTAGATGAAGCAAATTTAGGACTTGTAAAAAGGGCCGGAGACACGCTAACAGGCCCACTAGAACTAGATGATGGCTCTGGAGCAAGCAGTCCAGCACTAAGTTTTGACGGAGACAGCGATACAGGAATTTTTAGGTCAGGTGCTAACACTATGGGATTTTCTACTGCTGGCACACAAAGAGTTGGTATAAGTAATGCTGGTTTGGATATGCTTAACGCATTGCCAATTAGATTTCAAGATTCAAGCGGTTCTCCCTTTGTTTCTATTCAATCTCCATCATCTTTATCTAGCAACGTAGCTCTTACTTTACCTTCATCAATAACTAATGGCGGTTTTTTACAAACGGATGGATCTGGAAATTTAAGCTTCCAAATTGTGGCTGGTGTGCCTACTGGGTCTGTTTTTTGTTTAGCTGTTAATACAGTTCCAACAGGTTATGTCAAATGTAATGGTGCTTCATATTCAAGAACAGGAACTTACGCTGCTTTGTTTGCTGTTATAGGTACAGCCTATGGTGCTGTTGATGGAAATAGTTTTAATGTTCCAGATTTACGAGGAGAATTTGTTAGGGGTTTTGATGACAGTAGAGGTGTTGACTCAGGCAGAAACGTAGGAACATCTCAAGGCGCGCAAAACCAACAGCATAACCACACAGCATCTTCTAACGCATCTGTATCTGACTCAGGCCACTTCCATCATTCATTTAAGTTAGGAAATGCTGGACAGTCACGATTTAATAGTACCTTAAGTAGTAATGTTACCCCTGCATCTGGTACAGGTGCTGCTAACTTAAATGAAGGATATAATATAGTCAGCAGATCTGAAGAGGCAAACGTAGGTAAAACCTCAACTAAAACAACAGGAATTAATGTTAATGTTAGTACAAATACTAGCAATGATGGTGGTAACGAAGCTAGACCTCGTAATATAGCAATGCTTTACATTATTAAAATTTAATTATGGCAATACAACCAGGTACATATAATATGACTGTGCAAAGAAGAGCAGACTTTTCTTTGCAACTTGTTTTTAAAGATTCAACTGGAACTGTTATAAATCTCACTGGATATACAGTTTATGCTCAATGTTGGGATGAGGGTAGAAATATTAAATACGCTGATTTTGCTATTACATATACAAACAGAGCTAATGGTGTTATTGACATTTCTTTAACTGATGTACAGACTGCTACTTTTGAAACTAATACACTTTATTATGATGTTTTACTTGAAGACCCAAACGGATTGCGAGAGTACTACCTTGAAGGTGTTATAACTATGTCAGAGGGTTATAGTTCACCATGACTTCTGTTAATGTCACAACCAGTAAGAATACTGTTACTGTTAATGAAGGTGACGCAACAATTATTACTGTTGCAACACAAGGGCCACAAGGCCCATCTTTTAGCTCAACAGGTAAAGGATTAAATGATTCTGGTGTAGTAGGTAATTCTGTTATTTACTATGACTCTACTTCTGCTACATTTAAAGCAGATGCAACTCGTACTGTAGAAAACCTTGTCGATGGAGGCTCATTTTGACACATGGCTAACACAATCCGCATAAAAAGATCCACAGGATCATCAGCACCAACCACACTAGAAAATGCGGAATTAGCATTTAGTGAAGGTAGTAAAACTTTATTTATTGGTATAGGAACTGGAGGATCTGGAGGATCTGCAACTACTATTGAGCCTATTGGTGGAGAGGGTAAGTTTTTTGACAAAGATACAGTAATAAATGCTAATAAAGTATTATCAGGGCCAACAACAGGATCAGATGCTGCACCTACATTTAGGGCATTAGTAAGCGATGATATTCCTTCTGTAGCACATACTAAGATAAGCGATTTTGATACAGGGGTTAGAACAAATAGATTAGATCAAATGGCTACTCCAACAGCTTCAGTAAGCTTTGGAAGTCAAAACATTACAAACCTAGCTGACCCTGTAAATACACAAGATGCAGCGACTAAGGGCTTCGTTGAAGCTACATCACAAGGACTTGATGTTAAAGATTCGTGCGTAGCAGCAACAACAGCAAACATAACAATATCTACTGCACTTAATAATGGAGACACGCTAGATGGTGTTACCTTATCAACCAATGATCGAGTTCTTGTAAAAGATCAGTCAACAGCAAGTCAAAATGGTATTTATGTAGTTGGGTCTTCTCCAGCAAGAGCAGCAGATTTAGCTACTGGTGCTAACGCTGCTGGTTTCTTTACTTTTGTAGAGAAAGGAACAGTAAACGCAGATAACGGATTTGTTTGCACATCGGATTCTGGTTCTGCTGTTGTAGGAACTAATAACCTTACGATTGCACAATTCTCTGGTGCTGGTCAGATTACAGCAGCAGATGGTTTGCAGAAATCAGGAAACACGTTATCAGTTGATCTTAAGGCAAACGGAGGACTTGTAATTGAGTCCACAGAGATGGCTGTTAACTTAGGTGCGAGTTCTATTACAGGTACTTTAGCAATATCTGACGGAGGAACAGGTGCAACATCAGCTTCTAATGCCAGAACATCATTAGGTCTTGTTATCGGTACAGATGTAGAACCTCATAGTGATAAGTTGACAGAACTTGCAACTATGAATCAGACAACAGCTAACTCTTTAGCTGATTTGACTGATAGCGAAGTGCAAATCTTAGATGGGGCGGTGGTAACAACTACAGAGTTGAATACAGTTTGCGATGGTGGTACTTCTGCAACATCAACAACTCTTGTCGCTACAGATAAATTTGTTGCTAACGACAATGGCACAATGGTACAGGTCGCTTTATCTGATCTTGTTACTTTTCTAGAAAATGGAAGCGTATCTGGTTTTGATATAGACGGTGGCTCGTATTGAATTAAGCTATTAGGAGGTAAAAGCCAATGGCTAATGTAATTCGACTAAAAAGAGCATCTGGAAGTGACCCTACAGCAAGTGATCTTGTTTCGGGCGAACCAGCCGTTAGAACCGATACTGGCGAACTGTTTTTCAAGAAAGATGATGGTTCTATAGCAAAGGTAGCTGGTGCTGGCGGTGGCCCAGATTTTAAATATCTTGCACTTAGAAATGCAGCTAATAATGGTGCTGCATCTTTTCCTAATGCAGATTTCACTCTTGTCACATCTGGCACGACATCTGCAATAACTCCAACAGCAGCAAATACGTTATTAGTTAGTGTTAATGGTGTTATCCAAAAACCAAACACAGGAACATCTACCCCTTCACAAGGTTTTGCGCTAAGTGGATCTACTATAAAATTTGGAGCTAATATCTCTGCTGCACCAGATTTTATTCTTTATCAAGAGTCAGGTGGTATTGGAGAACCAAGTGACGATACTGTAAGCGAAGTAAAATTAAAAGTAAGCAATAGTCCTGTTAATGGATATTTTCTTTCTGCACAATCTGGCAATAACGGAGGACTAACATGGGCTGCACCTGTAGCAACATCTTGTACTGGTAACTCTGCAACAGCAACAGCACTTGCAACAGCTAGAACTATAAATGGCACTAGCTTTGACGGAACAGCAAATATCACAGTTACGGCTGCTGCTGGAACATTAACTGGTACTACTCTAAATAGTTCTGTTGTTACCAGTTCTCTTACATCATTAGGAGATTTGGCAAGTCTTACTGTTAATGGTGATATGGCCTTAACAGGCGCAAACTATAACGTCTTATGGGATAAATCAGATAATGCTCTTGAGTTTGCTGATAATGCCATAGCAAAATTTGGAACAGATGGTGACTTAGCTGTTTATTACAACAGTACAAGTGATAGATCAATAATAGCTAGTAATGGTGCGAGACTAGATTTACGTTCAGATGCAGTTCACATCACATCATATGATGTTGGTGAGACAATGGCTACTTTTACCGACAACGGAGAAGTAGAGCTATATTACGACAACTCTAAAAAATTTAATACTCGTGTAAACGGAATACAAGTACAAGGCAGAATAATATTTGACAGCGATACTAATACATATATAGAACATGGATCTGGTGGAGATGAAATAGAGCTAGTTACTGGATCTAACACTAGGCTATTAGTTGATGGTCATGTAAAAAATCCAAATGATAACTCATATATTTTTGTTGGTGCTTCTAATGATTTAGGTTTAGTACATGATGGTTCTAACAGCATCATAAAGAACGCAACAAATAGTTTATTTATAAACTCGGCTGCACATATATATTTAGGTAATGCTGATAATAGTGAATATAAAGCTAAATTTCATAATAATTCAAGTGTAGAGCTATATTTTGACAACAGTAAAAAGTTTGAGACTACAAGTACTGGAGTTCATGTTGATGGAGAACTCATAATAGACGGTATAGTTGGGGATCTTAAACTTAACTCAAGTGGTGCTGAAATTGACTTTAACAGAAATGGCCCATGTAATCTCATAATGAGTGGAAGTGGAACTTTTAATATTCTTGGTGGAACTCCAGGAAGTGCTGATACTCTTGCAAAATTTATACCAAATGGAGCCGTAGAGCTATATCACAACAACAGTAAAAAGCTAGAGACTACAAGTAGTGGAATATCAGTTACAGGTAACGTAGAACCTACAGGTCATCTTAAGTTAGGCGATGACAGGTTCGTGTATTTTGGTGCTGGTGGTTCTACTGATTTATACATAGGTCATCAACCTAGCGATTCTCGTCATTTGTTTAGATCAGGTGATGGAGCTACCAAGATGGTATTTCAAGGTGGTTCTGAAACTATGATGGTTTTACATCCACAAGCACAGGTAGAACTATATTTTGATAACAGTAATAAGTTTGCGACAACAACTAACGGAGTTCAAATTTATGGACATATAGATATGTCCGATAATCAAAAAATTAGATTAGGTGGATCACAAGATTTACAAATTTTTCACAATGGCTCAGACTCAATTATTAATGAAGCTGGAACTGGAACTTTAAGAATCCAAACTGATGGCAGTAATCAATGGGAATTTAATGGTGCTAACTTTAAAGGTAATGATGGTAGAAAAATAATTCTTGGAGATTCGTCAGATCTGCAAATTTATCACGATGGAAACGACTCATACATTGATGATGCAGGGGTTGGTTCACTATTACTAAGAACGACTAATAACAGTACCGTAGCAATAAAAAATAGCAGTGCAAATATGGCAAGATTTTTAGCTGCTGATGCTGTAGAGCTATATCATAATGGCACTAAAAAATTAGAAACTACTTCAACTGGAGTTACGTTCAATGGCACAGGAGCAATATTAGTGCCTAAAGGTACAACTGCACAAAGACCTACAGGAGCTAATGGTCATGTTAGATATAATGAAACAACAAATGCTTTGGAAGGATATATAAATGGTGCATGGGTAAATGTTAAAGCTACTGGACTTGCAGAAGATGGTAATTATTCAAACAATACACAAGCTACTGCTGATGATTTATGGGCTTATTGGGATTGCGATAGTACATCAACTACAAGGGCTGGTGGAGACTCTGGAGCAGCAACACTTTATGGGGTAACATCACAGGGAGGAAAAATAAGTAATTCTTGGGATAGGGGTACAAGTGCAACTAATGGAGTCTTATTAACATCAATGCCTACTAGTAACAATTTTACTCTTATGTTCCAGTTATATAGAACAAGTAGTCAAACTCATAGTGCTACTGATGGTGCAGCAATTGTTCATTTAGATGGAGCATTAAGTGGCGGTACACCAGTTAGTGTTATTCTTGGATATGATGGTACTAATGGTGTAGATCTAAGGTTTGGTGGTAATGGTTGGGTTAATGACGGAGAAACTGTAATAGGTAACTTTAGTAATAATAATTGGTATCACATGGTAATTACCAGAAGTTCTGGTACAACTTGGAAATTCTATTTAGATGGTAGTTTAATGACTACAAGAACTGAAAATATGACAGTCGGATCTAGTTGGATGTTAGGAAATTACAGTAGAGTAAATGGTAATGGTAATACTAATGCTCATTACTTTAGAGGTCGATTTGATGAAATTGCTGTTTGGGATAGAACCTTAACAGCAGCAGAAATTTCAGCAATTTACAATACTCAAAATGCTGGTACAGCACTTCTTTAATTAAAAACGATGACTTTAACTTGGACAATCACATCACTTGATACTATTAAATCTCAAAATAGTCTTTCTGACATTGTTTATAACATTGGCTGGAAATTAACTGGAACAAGTAATGGATTTACATATATTAAAACTGGTAAAGCATTACATTTAGCACCACCAGAATCTAGTTCTTTTGTTGCATATAATTCATTAGTAGAATCAAATGTTATCGAATGGTTGAAATCACATTTAGGATCTACTGAAGTAACTGCTATTGAAAACGAAGTAAATACAGAAGTAACATCTTTAATAAATTCTAATACTGAAGAAAATAAAACTTTACCTTTTTAAATAATGGATCAAACTTCAGTGGATTTAAACTTGCCTAAAGGTTAAACTATGAACATTAAAAGGAATTAATAATGGCACTTACAAAAATCACATCTGATGGTATAACTGATGGCACAGTTGTAAATGCTGATATAAACGCTAGTGCTGCAATAGATGGTTCTAAAATCACACCAACATTTAGTACAGACGCAACTATAAACGGAGTTACTGTTGGTAAAGGTACAGGTTCTACAGCTAGTAATACTGTTTTAGGTGCTTCTGCTTTAGACTCAAGTTCTTTATCTGGTAGCAATGCAACTGCGATAGGAGATAGAGCTTTAACAGCACTAACATCAGGAACTAATAATACTGCTGTTGGAGCTATAGCTGGATTAGGAATTACAACTGGTATTAGTAACACAATAATAGGTTCTAGAAGTGGTATAACTCTTGCTGGTGGATCTTATAATACGAGTTTAGGAGTTGAAAATTTCTTAACTGGTACAGGTAGTTTTAACATAGCATTAGGTGTTCAAGCACAAAGAAACGCAACAACTGGTAATAACAATACAAGTGTTGGCTATAGAGCTAACTTTAGTACATCATCAGGAGGTAATAATACTTGTATAGGTTACCAAAGTGGTTACGGAATAAGTACTGGTAATAATAATACTGGTGTTGGGTTTGAGGCTGTAAAATCTAATGGAAGTAGTAACACTGGTGTTGGCCTTCAAGCTTTAGAAGCTAATACTGGATCTCACAACGTTGCTGTTGGACAAAATACTCTTACAGTTAGCACCTCTGCTTCACGGAACACTGCTGTAGGTAGCGAATCTCAAACCTACACTACAACTGCGAACAATAACACAAGTGTTGGTTATTACGCTTTACGATTAAACACAACTGGAGGGCCAAATGTTGCAATTGGTGCTTACGCTTTAGATGCTAATACTACTGGCCCTTTTAATATTGCTGTTGGTTATCAATCCTTAACTGCGAATACAACTGGAGATCAAAATGTAGGTATAGGTGATAGTGCGTTAGCAGATTGTACTACAGGACATAAAAACGTAGGAGTTGGTACACACAACCAAAATAATTTAACGACAGGTGCAAGAAATACAAGTATTGGTAATTATGCAATGGGTAATGGTATTATTACAGGAACAAATAATGTAGGAGTTGGAGATAATAGTGCTTCAAGATTAACAAGCGGAGATTCAAACGTAGCAGTTGGTGCAACTTGTTTATTTGAAATCACAACTGGTAGCAACAATGTTGCTATAGGTTTAGATGCCTTAAGAAATAATGCGACAGCAAGCAATAACACTGCTATAGGTAAAGATGCCTTAAAAGCAAACACAACTGGAACAAACAACGTAGCTGTTGGAGCTAATGCTCTAGATGCGAATACAACAGGAGCAAGCAATACTTCTGTAGGTTATAACTCATTAACAACTAATACTACAGGACAACTTAATGTAGCTGTCGGAGACAATGTGCTAAGAGACAATACAACAGGATTTAATAATACTGCTGTTGGTGGTCACAGTATGATTAAAAACCAGACAGGTATGGAGAATGTAGCTATTGGTACGAGTGCTTTTGAAGATAATATCAGTGGTGATAGTAATGTGGCTGTTGGTCGTTCAGCTTTAGCAAATAATACAACCGCAGATAATAATACTGCGGTAGGTAGATCAGCATTAATATTGAACACAACTGGAACGCAGAACGTAGCTTTAGGAGGATACGCATTAGACGCTAATACTACTGCTAGTCAGAATACAGCTTGTGGATATAATAGTCTTGGATCTAATACTACTGGTGAAGAAAATAGTGCTTTTGGTGATGATGCTTTACAAGCAAACACAACAGGAGACAGAAACGCTGCTGTAGGTCGTGCTGCACTAAACTTTAATACCACAGGACAATATAACGTAGGTGTTGGATATTCGGCTTTATATGCAAACACTACAGCAGATAATAATACAGCACTTGGTTACTATGCACTTGTTTCAAACACAACTGGTGCTGCGAACACTGCAATAGGCCATAATGCTTTAGATGCTTGTACCACTGGATCGAACAACACTGCTGGAGGGGGAAATGCTCTAGGAGCATTGACATCAGGTGGACATAACACTGCGTTTGGTAAGGGTGCGTTAGATGC